GTTGCATACGTTGAGGCCTGCGTTGGTGGTGAGCGTGAGCAGCTGGTTAGCTACCCAGTACAGGCACTTCTCGTGGGCAGCAGCACGTTCGATGAGTTGGGGGACAGTATTGACATTTTGCATAACAAAAGAGATGTCAGCGAGGCGAGATTCAGCCTCGTTGATGGTGATCCATTCATCGACTGTGACTGTGGCTTGGGTGGTCCAGTTATCGGGGAAGTTTCGTTTGTTGTCAATTGTGGCTATGCCAGAGTTGGAGAGATATCCAGCTTGGGCAAGCTCTTTAGCAAGGTGGGCAACAAATTGTGTCTTTCCGATTTCTGCAGGACCAGGGAGAAGAATGCAGACGGGGGGGCAGCGGGGACGTTCGGCGCTATCGCGAGCACGCATATCAATACAGAAGGTGTTGAAGTCTTTGACTAGTAGTGAGAAGTCTTTGACTGAAACATCTCCTGCATCAAGGGTGGCGGCTAGAAGCCGCAACTCCTGAATCTTGGTGGAGAGATCAGAGAATGCGGGCATGAGGGCGACAGCTTTTTCTCCGGTTGCAAGGCGGAGAGTGAGATCGACGAGAAGAGCGCGTGTTTGTGGTATTCGCTTCTTCAACTCAAGAGAGTTGTCCTTAAGAAGCGAATGGCCAGTGATTGCTACAGAGATGTAGTTGATGAGACAGTAGCCAAATGGAAGGAACCATTTGACAGCTGAGGAAACATCAAGGCTGGCTTTCCAAAGAGCAGAAAAAGTGCGAGCGCGTTTTGCAAGGATATCGGTGTCGGTAATGCCGAGACATTTTGATGAGAAAACTGTAAGTACTTCAGACCAAGCTTCGTGGATATCGAAAGCTTGAGGAGTAGCGCTTGAAGAGGCAGTTGGTTCATCTGGGTGTCTCGGTTGCTTGCGTCGAGGGGGGAGGTCGTCGGGAATCGTGTTGTCAAAAGTAGGAGTGTCAGAGTTAGTATCTGAGCCAAAGTCTTGTCTGGTTGAGGAGCAGCCAAACTTGAGATAGGCGGCATAAAAGTACTTGAGATTGACACGATCAACGACGATGACGGGTCCAGGTGAGCGAGAAGCATTAGCAACGGACTTAAGTCCAAACGTAGAATTGAACTTAAAATCTGATGGGAATTGGGCTTTAAAGCTCGGGGGAAGGTAGTTACTGTAAAGATCGGCGTCCTCAATGCATTGCTGCTTGAGGGTGGGGATCGCACGACCTTGTAGGTAACTATCTCTGAGGGATTCGAACTCCTCAGGGTCGTAGGAGTCGACGATGCGGCGGTGGAAGATGTACAAGGGAAGAGGGTCGACTTCTCGAGCAAAGTCAAGAGTAACTCGCTCAACAGGTTTGAGGCCTTGGAACACATCCGTAATGAAAGAGGGGATGTATTGCATGGCCCACCTGATGAGACGAGCGAGCATGTTGACCAGCATATTGAGAGTCGACTGAGAAAGGTTAAGGGCTTCTTCCAGCCAGAGACCAATCTTGTGGTAGTTGCGGAGGGCGAATTTGGCAGCGCCGCGACCGAGGAAGAAACTTCCTACGGCAGTGGCAAGCTGGTTAGAAACACCGGTGGTAGAACGAGCAACAAAAACAGCAATTACACCCATGGTTAACTCAAACAGTCCGTTGTCGAAGGCGTTCTTGATGATTGAGATAAAATCATCGAAGAGACCTTCGGCTTGAGGAGGAAGGGACTTGAGTATATCATAGGCGCGTTTAGCACTGGGAGGGTCAAGATTGGTGGGACGTTTACC